GCCGTTCGGCCGCGATGGCGCCGCTGTAGATCGCCTGACCGCAGTAGGCTTCCAGATCGGCGATCACGTCGGCCGGCATGAAGGCGGTGATGTGCGGGTTCTGGTAATCCGACAGGGCAGACTTGCCGACGCGGCACTCACGGACGGCCTCGTCCAGACCTCCGCAGGCGTCGATCAACTGGCGCGCAAGGCGGGCGTGGTGGCGACTGTTCATTGCGGCGTTCTCCGGTTGTTCTGGTTTGCTGTCCGCGTGACGCTTGCCCGCCGAACGGCGAAGGTGGCCTCATGGACAGGCAGGCAGAGGCCGCTTCGGGCGGCGTGGTGGTGTTCGTTGATTTCGTCGCCCGCATCGCGAGCTATGAGCCGATCCAGCGGGAAAGCCGGATCGATTGGATGGCCCTCGCCCATGAAGCCGAGGCTCAGGCACAGACCGCGAGGAAGAAGCGGCAGCGTGAACTGCTGATCCGCTGCGCACTTCAATACCGGGCCAAGGCCCGGAGTGTCTGAAGCCACCCGGCTCATGACGTCAGGACCGCTTCTTCGGGCTGAACTCGGGAAAGAAGTCCTGGGGGCCGACTTTGACGCCCATGTCAGGCGCGACCTCGAGGATGCGTCGCATCTGAACGTGAGTGAGAGCGTTGCTGCGCCGCTTCTCGCTGATGGTATGGGGGCGAACCCCAGCAGCCTCAGCCAACCGGGTTTGGGTGCGGAAGCGCTCGGGCGCTGTCAGGTGGTCGATGACATTATCGGACATACTCCGATAATATCGGATGTGACGATAATCGCAAGGTCCGATTTATCGGACGCGGACCGATACCGTATCGGCCATACAAGGCCCATGGACACTATCGGCGAACGGGTGAAGGCCGCCCGCAAAGAGCGCGGCCTAACACAGGGCGAGCTCGGCAAGGCGCTCGGCGTCGTGCAATCGGTCATTTCGGACATAGAAAACGGCAAGCTGAAGAGCTGGCCCACGCACCGCAACGCCATCCGGCGGATCCTTGGCAAGCCGCTCTCGTATTTCGAGCCCGAGGAAGCTGACCTTCCGCCCGAAACTGACGCACACGCCGACTTATCTAACGTCGTCATGCTTCCAGAATACGATGTGCGCCTATCGGCCGGGGACGGCTTCTATGTCGGAGCCGAGACCACCAAACGCGAGTGGCCCTACCCCCGCTTCCTGGTCGTTGATCAGCTCGGCATGTCGCCCGGCAACGCCACCGTTCAGGAGGTGATCGGCGACAGCATGGAGCCCACGCTGTCGAGCGGCGACTTCGTGCTGATCGACATGAACGACTCGCGCATCGGTCTGCCTGGCATCTTCGCCGTTTGGGATGGCGACGCCCTCGTCTGCAAGCGGGTTGAGCGCATCCCCGGCAGCGAGCCTCGTCAGGTGCGGATCAAGTCGGACAACCCGCTTCACGGCGAGTATCAGGTGCCAGAGGAGCAGGTGCGGATCGTGGGCCGCATCCGCTGGATCACCCGCCGGGCCTAGACCCACCTGCTGCTGGCGGCGAACTGAATATGCCCTGGGGAGGGGTTATGGGGGCAGCCTATGAATAAGGTCCATGTGGCCGGATGGGGGGTGGCAGTTTTCGTTGCCGGAAGTGTCAGCGCCACATGCATTTATCACTTCATTAACCCGCCTCGAATTGAGAGGGTGCCAGCGGTTCAGTCATGGCCATCAACCCAGCCGGGCACTGGCCCCGACCTTGACGCCTTAGCGATAGCCATCACCGCACAAAACAACTCCATTGCCGCTCAGGCAAACGCGCTGACGATAGCAACCGCGGTGTTAGGCTTTTTGGCCCTTCTAGGCCTGGTCGGTTGGGCTTTTTATGTGAAGTGGCGGGCTGAGATAATTGCCTGCGACGAAGCCCGTGAGGCAGTGGACTTATGGCTCAACCGTGAGGGTCCCCGCTTGATTCAAGAGCTTGCGGCGACAATGGACGCTTTACGCGACAACTCGCCAGGCGACGTGGATGACGAAATGGCGTATGCTCTTTCGGAAGATAATGGGAACGGAAGGAAGAAGCCTTGATCACGCCTAAAGAGGCGCTGGAGATTACGAAGCGTTACTGGAAAGACGTTCCGGTGGACGTGTTCGCGATCGCCCGCGATCTGGGGCTTGGTCCGCGCTTCGAAAACCTCCCCGACCACATATCCGGGATGATCAAACGCGTCTCGGGTGACGATCAGTGGGAAATCGTTATCAACGAGCGGCACGCACGTGTCCGGCAGCGCTTCACTGCGGCGCACGAGATCGGGCACTTCATCTATCATCGCCCCCTCCTCGCTGATGGGGTGAGCGACACGCTTGCCTATCGAGCAGACGGCGGTGAAATGCCAAACGCCAGTATCGGTCCGATACAAGAGCGGCAGGCCAATAACTTCGCAGCTAACCTGCTGGTGCCGAGCCATTGGCTGACTGCCGCGAAGGCTATTGGCGTATCGGATCCAAAAGAGTTGGCAGGAAAGTTCAACGTGTCCGAGACGGTCATGCGCATCAAAATGGGCCTACCACTCAACTGAGGACCGAACCCCGCCCTACTAGGCGGGGTTTTTGTTAGGCGCCGCTCTCCAGGCCCAGCACCGCGAGTTCCGTCTCGCACTCATGGATCGTCTGTCTGATCCATTCCCCTAACGCAAGGTGACGGGTTGCGAGGGTTTCGAAGATCGCCTGGCTGCTCGTGTCGTCCATGGGCGTTTCATTCAGCCGCGCCATGACCTCCTTGAGGGTCTGCATACGCCCCATGAGCTGGCCGGCGCGGAACTGGCTGTCTTCGTCCTCGGTCATGAGCGCGACCTTATCACCCGATCCTCAATTGGAAACGGCGGCCCGGATAGAGCCGCCGTTCTCTTTGCGTCAAAGGTAATTATCGGGCGCCGGTGATGCGCTTGAAGCCGGGATCTTGGATGGCCTTGGCGATCAGGTCATTCACAGCAGGGCCAAACGCTGCGGCAGCGTTGTTGCAGGCGGAAACGGCGGAGAAGCTCGACGAGAACGGGTAGGTGTTGGAAACCTGATAGCCCGCCTGATCGAGATTCGAAGACAACGTCATCGTCAGCGACCAACTGCCCGTGCCGAAGCTGTTCAGATCGAGGGCGTCCAGTCGGCCCATGACAACAGCACCTTGAGAGGCGTCCAGAACGCCCGCTTGGAACAGTTCAGCCTGGAATGCATCGCGGATATAGGTCTCAACCGTCTTGCCCGGCGCCACATCCACGGGCCCCATCATCCGGCAAGCAGGCGTAGTGTTGATGGCCTGATCCCGCGTGAACGCTCCGAGCTGAATCTTAGTGTTGCTGGGCTTCAGCGCAGCCTGGAATGCCATCACGTTCTGGGTCGACGGCTGATAGGGATAGCTGGTCGTGGTTTCGCACGCAGCAAGCGAGAGCGCGACGCCAGCCATGGCGAGCAGCTTGATCTTCATTTTTGGGATGCCCCGAAGTTAATCCGCCCAAGCCCCTGCCTAGACGCATAACGTCGTCATATCACGCCGTTTTCATCCGTCTAGATAACGCAGGTTAGTAACGGGCGTTTTCCAACGTGAGGACACGTGCACGGCTGGCACGGCGCGGGGCCCAAAACCAATTATCGGATCAAATCCGATATTATCGCGAAATCCGATTGACATATATCGGATCATCCGATATTTATCCCTCATCAACGAGGGAGGCCGACGTGGCCAACACCACCTACCGCACCGACTGGTTGAGCGACGATGGCAAGGTCCAGGTTCGCCACCACGGAGACAACCTGAAGGCCGCGCGCGCCGATGCTCGCCGGATCAGCAACGCTATCGGTTCGGCCTACATCATCCGGTCGGTTGATGGCGTCGATGATGGTCAGATCGGCTACTATGACGGCCGCGCTGACGGCCGCACGTGGGAGGCCTGACGATGGCCTCCACCATCCTCTCCCAAGCCGAAGCCGAGCGCATCGCGTACATCTCTGCCGAGCGCGCCGAGCGCCTCGCTGAGTGCGAAGAGCGCGCCGCCCGCCGCAAGGTCCGCGCCTACGCCGCCGAGTGGTCCGCTCCCGGTCCTGATCCGCTGTCACCTGACAAGCGCGAAGCCCTGAACGGCGCCCTTGCTCAGATCGAGCGGGCCTTTGGAAAGCGGGCTGTCGTCCCCGCCTCTCGGATGGAGGCGGCTTGATGGACCTCTGCATCACCCCCGGCATCGACAAGCTCTACCGGCTGGCCCTCGTCGGCCCCGGCGACCGCTTCGAAGCCCTCTCCGAACACGACACCCCCGAGGCCGCCATAGCCGCCAAGCTCCGCGCTCAGGCCGCTTCTGACGACGCCCTCTTCCAACTGAACAAGCTGATGAAGGAAGCCGCCTGATGGACGCCCTAGCCCGCGACCCCCGTTTCCTCGCCGCCCGCAAGACCGATCAATCCGGTCAGCGCGGCTGGGGTTTCCGCGACCTGCCCCGCCGTTCGGTCTTCTGGTGGATCGGCAACGCCTCTTCCGCCGCCGTTTGCACGGTCTTCGTGGCGGTCATCGCTGCGCTGTTGTGGAGCGCGTCGTGACTCTGCAACCCCTTTCCTCCGCAGCCAGAGCCCCGGCCGTGCCGAACAAGCCGGTCGGGGATGGCGCGGAAGTCATCAACGGCGAGATCGTCATGTGGATGGACGGCCAGCGCCGTCCCGTCCGGCCCGCTCTCGCCTGGTCGGAATGGCTGTGGCTGCACGACAGCCCGGTCCCTGAAACCCGCGAGCGCGCCAAGACAATCCGCGCCGCTCTGGATCAGATCGGATACCTGCAATGAGCTTCACCCCCGAGCAAAATGCCGAGCTGGAAGCCCCGCTAGATCGGGCGAACGTCGCCAGTCGTCAGCAGGCCGGCCAGACCCTCAACTACATCGAGGCGTGGCATGCCATCGCAGAGGCAAATCGCATCTTCGGCTTCGACGGCTGGAGCCGTGAAACGGTCGATCTTCGCCAGCTGGGTGTCCCCCGTGAGGTGAACGGCAAGATGCGCGTTGGCTACTCAGCCCGTGTCCGCATCACCGTCATGACCCCGACCGGCTCGGTGATCATCCGCGAGGGTTGCGGCTTTGGCTCCGGCATCGACCGGGACGAGGACCAGGCCCACGAAAGCGCGCTCAAGGAAGCCGAGAGCGACGCCATGAAGCGGGCGCTGATGACCTTCGGCAACCCGTTCGGTCTGGCGCTTTACGACAAGACCCAGGCGAACGTCGCCGTGGTCGAGCCCGCCGCCGTCACCGCCGCCAAGGCCGCTATCGACCTATGCTGCTCTGAAGAAGAGCTGACGAAGTGGTCGGCTGACAACAAGGCCGCGCTCGACAGCATGTCCAACGACGACCGGACCGCCGTTCGCAGGGCCTACGGCGCCCGACTGGCCCAGGTCCGCACCAACACCCCCTTTGACCAACAGAAGGAAGCCGCCTGATGGCTGACGACGCAACTTTCGACGCCTCGCCCGACGTGCTGAACACCGTCGCCGCTGGCCGCCTCCGCTCCATCATCGAACGCCTGGAGCGCCTGGACGAAGACCGGGAAGCCATCATGACCGACATGAAGGAGGTCTTCGCCGAGGCTAAGGGCGAGGGTTACGACGTGAAGGTGCTGCGCAAGGTGCTGAGGGTCCGCAAGCAGGACCGCGCCAAGCGTCAGGAAGAGGAAGCCATCCTCGACCTCTACCTGTCCGCGCTGGGGGAGGTCTGAGACGTGGCCGGATCCGTCAACAAGGCAATCATCGTCGGCAACCTCGGCCGCGATCCCGAGATCCGCTCGCTGAACAACGGCGACCGGGTGGCTTCCCTGCGCATCGCGACCTCTGAGACGTGGCGCGACAAGGCCACCGGCGAGCGCAAGGAAAAGACCGAGTGGCACAGCGTCGTCGTCTTCAACGAGCACATCGTGAAGACCTGCGAGAACTACCTGAAGAAGGGCTCGACCGTTTACGTCGAGGGCTCGCTGCAGACCCGCAAATGGACCGATCAACAGGGCATCGAGAAATACTCGACCGAGATCGTTTTGCAGAAGTTCGGCGGCGTCCTGACGATGCTCGGCGGCAAGGCCGACAGCCAGGGTGAAGCCCGCGAGCCGTCCGGCCGGACTGATCCCGCCCCGCAATACGACCTCTCCGACGACATTCCTTTCTGAGGCGCTGAGACATGACCAGCGAACCCATCCACCTGTCCAATGAGCCGTCGCCTTTCGACGCCGTGCGGATCAACATCGAAGACCTGTTCGACCAGGCCAAGGGCTTCTTGGATGGCGAGCCGGTCACGTCGCAGGCCGTCGCTGACGAGATCGGCGCCCTGATGGCTGAAATCCGCCAGGCCGAGAAGGCGGCGGACGAAGCGCGCAAACTGGAGAACAAGCCCTTTGACGACGGCAAGGCGGCTGTTCAGGAACGCTACCTGCCGCTGATCGGCAATACGACCAGGGTGAAGGGCAAGACCGTCCTCGCCATGGAGGCTTGCAAGTCCGCCCTGGCACCGTTCCTCAAGAAGCTGGACGACGAGAAGCGCGAGGCCGAACGCATCGCCCGCGAAGCCGCCGAGGTCAAAGCCCGAGAAGCCGCCGAGGCCGCCCGCGCGGCAGCGTCCGACGATCTGGCCGCCAAGGAAGCCGCCGAGGCGCTGGTCGAGCAGGCCCGCAAGGCTGAGGCCGAGGCCAAGCGCGCCACGAGTAACCGCGCTCACGCTACTGGCGGCGCCCGCGCCACCGCCCTGCGCACCTTTTACCGCGCCGAAATGGTCGATCCGCACATTGCGGCGGCCCACTATTGGCGCACGAACCCGGCTGCCTTCAACGCCATCCTGCAGAAGCTAGCCGACGAAGACGTGCGCACCGGCAAGCGCACCATCCCCGGCTTCGATGTCGTGGAAGATCGGGTGGTGGTCTGATGTCCCACCCCACCGCCTTCACCTGGGACGCCGAAGCATGCGCCATGGTGCCGAAGTGGCCCCGCCTAGCCGCCTCTCGCTACGAGGGTGGACGGGACTACCTGCTGGCCGATGTTGAGCATCGTTCTGACGCCTCCCATCGCCATGAGTTCGCTTGGCTGCGCGAGGCTTGGGCCAGCCTGCCGGAAGACCTGGCCGACCTGTTCCCGACACCCGAGCATCTGCGCAAGCGGGCGCTGATCGACGCGGGCTATTTCCACGAGACCGTCATCGACGCCGGATCGAACGCGGCCGCCCTACGCGTCGCTACCTACGCTCGGTCCAAGGACGAGTTCGCTGCGGTTGTCGTGCGCGGCCCGATCGTTGTCGAGCGCACCGCCAAGAGTCAGTCCATGCGCGCCATGGGGAAGGCCGACTTTCAGGCCAGCAAGACGGCGATCATGGAGATCATCGCGGCCCTGATCGGCGTCTCCCCGGAAACCCTCCAGCGCCAGCAGGAGGCCGCATGAGCCCCGCAGCCCAAATCGAGAAGCGGCGCCCGCTCACCCGAGCCGAGTTCGGTCAGTTGATGATCGACCAGGAGGGCCGCTGCGCCTGCGGCTGCGGCGAGAAGCTCCAGCCGATGACCGAGGGCGTCATAGACGAACACCTGCGCGCCCTCGCCTTGCTGGGGACTAACGCGCTCGAAAACCGCGCCCTCTACCGCAAGCCCTGCGCCCGGAAGAAGACCGACGAACAGGACACGCCCCGGATCGCCAAGGCCAAGGCCCAGGGCGGAGAGACCGGCCAATACGCCCGCCGCCAGAAGCGCGGCCACGGCTCCATTCAATCACGCGGCTTCGACAAGACCCGGACCAAGCGGTTCGACGGGTCGGTTGTCAGCCGCCTCCAGAGCGAGGCCCAAGACCATGGCTGAACCCCACAAAGAGATCGTCACCATTGCGAGGCGCTGGTTCTCCAGCCTGCCGCCCCTTCAGATCGAAATCGAGTGCGCCGCTGAACTGGCACCCGGCGTGAAACTGGGACTGGCGGTGAAGGCGGCCTTCGCCAGCCGTGCCGACCTGCGCGATGCCGACCTGCGCGATGCCGACCTGCGCGATGCCGACCTGCG